ACCTGAGGAGGGGAAAAGAATGTGCTAAGCTGAGCAGGCCCGTTCGCTACCGCATAGCTTCACAGCTTCCGGCCTGCAGGCGGTCGCGGTGAGGCACCGGTCCTACAAGTTTAGCCTGTTTCCCATCTCCGAATTGTGGACGAGTTTCATAGGCAAAAACGAAAAGTAATTACGGTGCTTCACTGACCACTAGCGCCTACGACCCCAATAACTCGTGCAGAGCCGGACGCCCAAGATACGGCCACGGTATGGGGTGCATCAGCCATCCCAGAAGTTGCGCCAGCCAGCCAATACACGCTTGGCACATCAAAGGACGCACCCCCCAGGTTGACCGTCTGGGGGCTGCCGCCATCAATCGCTACGCTGACAGTGCCCGTACCTGATTGGGAGATTGCCATCAATCCAAGCATTGATCCCGATATGGAATAAGTAAGAGTCCCACTCGTCGTGGCGATCATGTCCACAATTTCCCCCGCCCCGGTGGATGACGATCCGCGCCCCCATGAGGCCAATACCCCATAGGGAGCCAACACGCTTTCGTTGTAGTCAACATTCAGCGCCCATGATCCAGATGGTTGCCCGAGTAGTCTGGTGTGGTATCCATTGGTTCCGGCCCCCCCCGCGAATGGCTTAGGCTGAGCAGTAGAAAGAAAAGCCGTGATAGCGGCAATGTACTGATTGAGGCCATCCGTAGAGGGCGCGTTGATGGTTGGGTGGTACTGGTCGCGCATTAACTGTCCAACCGTTTCCGTGCCCCCAGTCGTGAGGGCATGGAACCCCGCGACCGCATCATAGAATCCCACCCGATATCTAGAGGTGATCTCGAACAAGATGTTGTCATAACCGGCCACTTGAAACTGGTCGGAGCTGTCCAGCCAAGCCGTCAAGCCGCCATTCGCCTGAGGAGGGCATGATACAACCATCACCCATGGAGCAAAGGTAAGAGACTCTTTGATTGCTGAGTTCATCCCCACGTAATAATCTGCAAGCGGGATTTTAGATGAATCGTTTCTACCCCAGCAGATAATCACCAGGTCGTATAGCTCACGCTGTTGTCCATTAGGACGCACCCATGTCGGCGAAACATACGAATCTGCTGACCCATCGGTAAAATGGTATGGCGTCGGCAACCCTACTGTCAGTTGGGGTTCCGAAAAATACAGATAACCAGCATGCCCGCCTTCGCCGTCCGTCACGGCAGTATAAAGATATACCGTGAGAGAGTCCCCAGCTTGGTAGGTTGCCCCATCCGAAGGCCGCACTACCGCAAAATACCGGACTGGCATCATCCCATGATTTGCAGTAGTATCCGCCAGCCCAAAAACAGTCGCTATAATAATTCCCGTTCGCGGAGCGGTATTGTTGTAGATTTGTGCTGTAAATGTAGCCTGGGTCCCAGGCTCAACTACAAATGAATAAGTCAATGGGGGGGCTCCGGATGGAACGATATTGCAACAGGCTTGCACCCGCTGCCCAGCCGATCCGTCCCCAGCTAGTTTCCATACCTGTTGCCCGGTAGATGGCGACGCCACCTGCGTTACCGTTACGATTGCAGGAGTCCAGCTAGGTCCCACGTTGCTAGTCCCAAGCAATTGAGACGGACTGCTATAGGTGAGCACATCGGATGACAGAACCGCAGCGCCAAACTGTGACGTCTGCCCGCCATAAGTAGCCAACTCAACCGTCGCATTGGGATATACAGCCTGCAATCTAGACTGCATTTGCGAAGTGTTGAGAATGGAGTCCCCCATCACTAGAATTCTTGGCGGCCTTCCATAAAACGTGGCGGATGGCTTAACCAACGGACCGAGATTTGCGTTAAGCACCGTATTCCCCACCCCCACATTCCCCGACCCGTCCGCCTGTGGCACGCAATTCGTCGTAACCGTTCCGGAGCAGGCGGGCAGCCCTGCCGCCACGCAATCCATCAGCCCCGTGCGCGGATTCCGTACCATGCTGCCGCAGGTCGGTGTCTGTGCCAGGGCGAGTGAGGCCAAAACCGTAAAGAGCAAGAGAAGTTTCATGGGATTCCCCGGAGTGTGAAGTGGACGAAAAACCCTTTACTGCCGAGGCTGCTGGGCCTGCGGCATGCGCGTCGTTTCGCTGACGTTGGTGGCGCCGAGGGTGGCCTTGGTCTGATTGGCGAGCATGAGCACGCCCTGGTCGATCGGCCGGCCGAAGAGCGGCGCCAGGTCGAGCGCCAGGTTGTAAGAGAGGGCCTTCAGATACCCGGGCGGGAAGGAGATGTCCAGCGTGAAATCGGAAATCGCGGTCATCTGCTCCCAGACCCAGAGTTCGAGGGTGCCCCCGGTGGGAGTCGGCCAGAGGTGGATCGTTCCGTTGGGGAATGCCGCATCGTAATTCAGAAGACGGATTTTTGCGCCGGTTGCCGAGCGGTCATCGGCTTGCGAGGCGAAGGTGGGGGCATCTACCGGCTTGCCGCCGGATTGCGCCCCGTTGGCCGAGAAGACGGCCCAGGCTTCGATCTTTTCGGGACGGGCGGTGTTGAGATCCTGCCCCGTCCCGATGGTGTAATCGGCCTTGCCGTTAGTGAGAGCGAACTGGTTCCGCACGATGGAAAAGATGGCGAGCCCCTGCGCGTTCCATTCGGCCAGCATGTTGTTCATGGCCGTCTGGCACATGGCCAGAGCGTCCGAGCCGGGAGTCTGCCCGACGTAGGTGATGCCGTGCAGCGTCAGGGCGTAGTTGATGACAGCGTTTCCAGTCATGGGAGGTTACCGGGGTTACTTCTCGGCCTTGGGGCTCTTGGCTTTGGCTGCCTTGGTTTCGGCGTGCTCTTTGACGTCCGCCGGCGTTTCGTCCTTCGCTTCGGAAGGTTGCGCCGGCCCGGCTTCGGACTGGTGCGCCTGGATGAGCTGGGCGTCGCGCTGGCGCATTTCGAGCAGTTCGAGCATCGACCCGGCGACGGCGGCTTCGAGGGCGGCGATGCGCTTCTCGTGATCCACGGCAGCCGCCTTCAGTTCGTCGAGCGTCGGAGGAACCGGTACCGGAGCGGGCGGAGGCGTTGGATAGCGCTTTGCCGACCAGGGTTTGCCGAGTGCGCGGTCCTCGTCTTCGCTGTTGACGGTGAAGTGGGTGCCGTCCGGATGATAGCGGACGCTCGGATAGGGGGACGCTACCAGCGGCTGTTTTTCGAGTTCGGAGCGCGAGGGCATCTTTTCGGCGCCGCGGGCGGGGAGATCGACGTAGTGGGAGTTGGACATGGGAAGTCTTTCGTGGGAAAAAACGGGGCGGCCAGGAGAAGCCGCCCCATGTGGCAATAGCAGGTCGCTTAGAGAGCTGCGCGGTAATGGACGATCAGCCCCGGGGTAAAAAGGGTGCTGACGGAAGCCGCCGACTGCAGGATCGGCATGGTGTACACGAGGACCTGGTTGTCGGTCGAGAGATCGACGGCCGTGGAGTACGTATGCTTGAAAGTGAAGAACGCACCGTCGGTCGAGACCGCGGAGAGGAATGCGGTGGGACTGACGGTGGTGACCGTGCCGCCGATCGCCACCGGGGTGACGGTCGACGCGGTTTCGGTGGTGGAGGCGGTGGGGAACGTGATGGTGGAGAGCGTCGACGTCCCGAGAGAGGTCGGCACGACACCGGAGCCGGTATTAGAGGAAGCAACCAGGAGTTCGATGTCGGTTACCAGGGCACCGCGCAGCGCCTGCACATTAGTGGGCACGAGGATGTTACAGGTCAGCGTCATCGTGCCGGCGGCGGCGTTAGAGATGCCCTTGAGCACGAACACGTTGGAGGCCCCCACATAGGTGTAAGTGGAGGTCTGAGTCAGGGTGGTCGGCACAAAAGTGCATTGCGTGGGGGGCACATAGAAGGCCCCGACGCCATAGGGGCTGAACTTGCCGTTGGCGTCGCAGTTCATGAGGGTGCCGCTTTGGACTTCGACCAACGGGAGGTAGGCGAAGCTCGTGGCGGTGCAGGACCCGACCCGGTCCTTGGGGCCGAGATCGAAGATGCCTGGAATACCAACAACGACGACGGCGCCATTGACGTGCGAGGACTGATTGCCGCCGACGCTGCGCTTGACCTGCCAGACGTTGGTCGAGATTTGGGAGACGACGGTCATATACTCGCGATCGACGTAAAGCCCGGTGACGGGAGCGTTCAAGGCTCCGGCCGCGCTGACGCCGGTGGAGCTGGTCAGGGTGACGGTCTGGTCGTTGCGGGCCATGGCCGCGGCCAGGGTAGTGAAGGTGGTGGCCGTCTGCGCCGAGGCCCGGGGCACGAGGCTGAGGGCCAGGACGGCAATCAGGCAGAAAGAGAGAATGCGGATGGTTTTGTTCATGGATTTGGGTTCCTTTAGGTGAAATGGGACGGGAACATTACTCCCCGTCCCGTCTCAGGGAAGTTAGCCGGCGATACGCGAGGCCCAGTCCCTTCGGGGCGCGACCCAGCCGAACATGATGTCGGAGCGGGTGGCGAACAGATCGTTCACGATGTCGTACTGCGAAATCGTGCGGATCGAAATCCCGGTCTCGGGATCGGTGGCGCGTTTGGCCATTTCCACCGCGTGCGGCAGAACCATGGGAACGCAGGCCCACGCATAGGCTTCCTTATGGAAGGCCAGAGACTGCGGGCTGAGCTGGGAAGCGGTGCCGCCCAGGTTGACGGCCGAACCGTCGACCGGGGTGATCGAGCAGGTGGCGTACGGGTTGGGCTTATTGGGGTCGGTGACTACCGCGATGGGCGGGTAGATGTTGAGCGTGCACTTGCCGGAGCCGTCGGTCGTGGCGTCGTTCAGCACGGTGAACTGGCGGACATCGGCCAGGGTGTCGAGCGAAACCGGATTCAGGGCGTACACCGTGGTGGTGGTGGCCCCGAGGGTGATGATGTCGCCGGCCTTGAAGGCGGCAGAGCTGGCGGTCAGGTTCTTCACCTTGAGGGTGGAGCCGGTCTGGCCGTTGCCGTCGACCTGCGGAGAGCCGCCGGTGATGGCGCCGAATGTATGGGTCCGGATGTTCTGCGCGAGGATCCAGTCGAAGCCCGCGCCCGTGCCCATGCGGCCCTTGATGTACTGCCGCTTGATCTGTTCGGATGCCTGGAACAGGCCCTTCAACGCGTCCACGATGTTGGTCTGAAACTTCTGGCCGATCACCATGTAGCGGTCGCCGTCCATGGGGGCGGCGTTGCGGTCGAGCGACTCGCCGGCCTGCAGGTACACGTTGAAGGCGGTCGAGCCGGTCGGTACGCCGCCGGGAGTGCCGACCATGTTGGGCGTATTCTGGTACGCCATGATCAGGCCGGAAACTTCGGCGCGGTTGGCGAGAGCCACGGCGGTGCCCTCGATGTAGCGGTCGCCCACGCGGTCGATCGAGAGCGTCAGTTCGGCGCTGTCGAAAGAGAAGGAGGACTGGAAGCGCTCGTTGATGACGAGCGGGATGCGCCGCTCTTCGACGTCCTGGATTACCAGGGTGGCGCCGGGAGTCGCGGCGAACTTCACCGGGTCGCGCAAAGACAGGGTGTCGCCAATCTTCGCGCCGGGCTTGGCGAAGTGCTCCGAGTAATTCTCGTGATGCACGACATTGGCGAAGCCCAGATTGTTCTTGAAACGCCGCAGGAGTTCGTTGGTGATGACCTGGGGCGTGAGGATGGTGTTACCCACGGGGACTTACCTTCTGCCGGGTTTAGCGGCGAGCTGCCTCTCCCTCTCCGCCAGCCATTTGGCGGTGTCGGCCGCGTCGTCCTCGTTGAGGAGGTCGAACTTGGGGGCTGCGGCCGCCGGCCGGAGGGTGGTCGGAGGCTTGGAGGCGCTGGTTACTTGCTTCGGTTTCGGGGGTGGAGCGGGTGTTTTAGAGGTGGAAGTCTTCGAAGGCGCGGGCTTGGGCCCTTTTTCTTTTTCGGCCTTGAGCTTGGCTTTGATCTCGCCCAGCTCGACGCCGGCGCGCACGCGGGCGGCCTGCCACTCGCTCTCGTTATTGGCGAGGGTGGCCTTAGCGATGCGTACCGACTCTTCGGGGTGTTGCCCCAGGTAATAGGCGAGCTCGGTACCCGATACCGGGTCCATGCGCATCACCGATTCCATGGCGGCCGAGATTTGGACATCCGCGCGGACAACCTCGTTGAAATCCGGGAAGCGGGCAGCTTCGCGGTTCCAGGCTTCCTGCGCGACTTTGACGGAGTGTTCCTGTTCGAGCGCTTTCTTCTGCTTGTCCAGGGCGGTCGCGATCGCCTTTTCGGTCTCGGCCTTGTTGAAGGCCCGCATGGCCTTCTGCCACTGATCGAAAGCGGTTTCGCCCGTCTCGTCGTTGTCTTCGAAGTCCCTGAGCATCGGAGCTTCGGCTTCGGCAGCCGGCTCCGCGCTTTCTTCCGTAGAGGACGCTACTTCCTCCGGCGTCTCGTCATCGGCCTCGGAACCGGTCAGTTCTGCGAGCCGCGCTTCGAGCGCCGCGATTTCACCGGACAACTTCCGCATGCGCTTGGACATGCGGTTGTCTTTTTCGGGCTTCGGGGTCTCCTCTTTTTCGTCCTTCTCTTCTTCCTGTTCCTCTACCTGCTCCGCTTCTTCCGCGGTTTCCGATTCCGCGTCGCTTTGGCCAGCTTCATCGGCCGGCTCGGATGGCGGCGTCTCTTCTTCGCCCGCCGCGGGCGCCTGTTCTTTCGGGGTGGACGGCTGACCGTCCCGGACTCGCTGATACTCCGCGAAGTCGTCGGGGAGATCGGTCAACTGCTCGTCTTTGGTTTCCATGTTTTCTCCAATGGATTGGGGGTGATCGCGGTGTACTCGCACGAAGGGCTTGCGCGCCGCTACGCTCAGATTTCTGTGGGGTAACTCGGTGAAGCGAAGTTAGTGAATGATCACGTTGCCCGAGATCGATCCCGTGCCGCTGACGCTCGTAGTACGCGCGGGGCCGATGGAGATCTGCAGGGCCTTCGAGTCGGACGTCGAAAGGTTATCGACCGCGTGTGCGGTGAAGTTGCACGTCTGTTGCGTGGTGGGCGTCCCGGAAATCGTTCCGGTGGACGCGCCAAGAGAGAGCCCCGCGCAAAGCGCCCCGGAGGTAATCGTCCAGGCGACGGGCGCAACGCAGTTAGTCGTCGCGATGGTTTGCGAGTAGCCCGCTCCCACCGACCCGCCCGTGAGGGGACTCGACTGCGTAATCGTACAAGGCGGTGGCGCCGCGTTCAAAGTGATGATTCCAGGGCCGCCGTCGAACGAAAGCGTGTTGTCATCGGCAGCCACCGCACAAGGGACGGAAGCTCCGTTGCAGGTCGCGAGCGGAACTCCGTTGATGTAAGGCGTATAGTTGCCTGCGGCGATGTCCGAAAAGACGTACTTGCCGGTGAGGAGCGCTCCGAACGTCGAGGTGAAATTGATATCGGTCATCGAGGAGCCGTTGCGCCCGAAGACAGCGACGGCCGGGTGCGCGGTGTCCGAGATCTGGATCGCTCCGCAGGTCGCGGCGGTGGCGGTGCAGGTGGGCTGGCTGACGATCCCGCTGATCGAAGACGACGCGCCAGGCGCATCGACATACGCCCATTCGGCGGTAGCCTTGGCGCCAAGAGTGCTGCCGTCGTTCGACGTCCCGATGTAAAACTTGTGGGTGGCGCCGGAGGAGGTCCCTACTCCAGTTGCCCAACTCGATTCAAGATCCTGGAAGTAAGTATCGGTGCCTGTCCCCGTGATGTTGAGGTAGACCGATTGCACCTGTGCGCCCGTGGTCGTGTCCGACATCGAGACGCTGCGTCCGCTCGCGCTCGTTCCGGGAGAAAACGTTGTGTCGGTGAGATCCTGCTTGTTGCGATAGAGGACGCCCTCGCGCAAGGAGACGGGCGAGGAAGAAGCGCCGTCGACATGGACCACCACGTAGTTCTGTCCGCCCGGCTTTTTGAAATGGAAGACATCCTTCCAGAGGTGCGTGACTCCTGCCGTCGCGCAGTAGGTCGCGGTGAGGTCGACTCGCCCGTAAGCGTAGTCGTCTGACGATGGCCCCGTCGTCCCTTGGGCGAAGCGCGTCAGTCGCGGATACCAGAAGGGCAGCCCATTGTCGCAGGAATAGGTGTCCACCCCGTTCAACTGGATATGGTTTTCCTCGGAGGGAACGTCGTAGTCGGTCCCGTTACCGGCCCGTTGGGCGCTGTCTCCGCATTTCACACACTGTTTGTAGTACTCACGAACCACGCCCATGTCCCGATCGCTGCCATGGCCGTCCTCGACGAAACCGCGTGAAAATACCGCGACCACGCTGTCGTTCGATCCGGACGAAGTATCCCATCCGGTGCGCGAGGCAAACACGGAGCTTTCGTAGGGGTACTGGGTTGTGCAGTTAATCCCGAGGGCGGTGCATTGGCCGGAGTTGTTCGCCCGGAAACGCCTCTGGAGGGGAAGGCCCGTGATGTTCGCCTGCGTGGTCGCCGGGTCGATGTTCATATAGAAGCCGGGGACGTAGTTGATCCCCTGCGCCTGCAGGCCCGTGACACTCCAGATATTGTTGGCGGACGGACTGGTGCCGTCGAGGGCGTTATAAATGTGCGCCATCCAGTACATGGCGGCTTGCTTGGCTGCGGACGACGCGAATTGCCAGTTGGTCGGAATGCCGCCGACGCCTCCGGGACCGGCATTCCACATGATGTCGTTGTAGCCTCCGGTCTGGCCGTAGTGGATCGGCTCGTTCGGGTTGTACGCTGGGCTTAAGTACGGGAACATGTACAGCGTGTCGTCGTTGATCGAGGCGGTGAGGTCGGGAAAGCCGGGGACACTGTTTTTCAGGATGGTGCTCGCCTGGCTGACCATCCAGTTGCACCGGCCCCCGTTGTAGTAATCGTTGCAGGCCGGGATACCGTAATTGCCGAAGTAGCGCGGCCACAACGAGTTCCACATGTAGGCTACGGTCATCGACAGCAGTACGCAGCCGCGGTCGGTGAACGGATCGGGGCCGTCGTCCCCGCAGGAGAGCGCGCCGGCATACAGGTCGGAGATTGCGGCGGTCATGCCCTGGTTCGACCCATCGAGTTCGATTCCACCATTCGTCGGGTAGTAAGTGGGATTGCTGAATAGGGCTGTGACGTGGCTCTTGTATACGCGCAGCAAGCCGCATTCGTTTCCGGTGTCATCCCAGATGGCGGGCGACCCGGACGTGCCGCTCGTGGGCAGGGTGCCGCAGTCCGTCGTGGGATCGCCGCGAATTCCCAGGCCGCCCTTGCTGCGCGCCAGATCGTTCAACAGGAAATCGATGGCCTTGTGCAATTGCGCACTGCTGAACGTCGAGTGCATCAACTCGTACTGGACAGCCAGGCTCGCCGAATTGGTCGACATGTACGAGATGTTGTCGCCAATCCCGCAGTTCACCTGCGTGGTGTCGCAGATGAGGCCCGCGGCTGCCAGGCCGTCGCCGGCGCCCGGGCCGTATCCATAGACGTACGCCGGATTGAGAACCAGTTGACGGGCGTTATTGTAGAGCGTGCCGGATGAACAGCCGGTTCCGACGCCCAGGATGTTGCACTCGAGTGCCGCCGCCTGGAGGCAGCCACCGCCCTTGTCCATATAGGTGTGGGACAACCACCCGCTGCTGACGCAGGCGCTGTAAGAGCCGTCCAGGGCTAACCGTCCGATCGCGCTTGCGTTCGCCTTGCCGTTTGCGGTCGTGTCGGAGAGGGACAATGTCAACGCTCCGGACGGTCCGTCGAAATTCGCGCCGCGGGGGTGCGGGGCGAGCGCGTAGAGCGTCGACGCCGGATTGGCGTAGCCCCATTCGGAGTCCTGGACCCGGCCATAGAACACCGGCGGCCCTGCGTAAGTCCCTGTGGCACTGATTGGGGTTCCGGTGTTACCGTCCTTCACGGTGAAGGTCGTGGAGGTATGGCTGTTTACCTTCCAGACCCAGTTAATACCGTATACGCCCTGAACGTTTGTGATGACGACAACCTGGCCGTCGCTAAATCCATGGGGTGCCGCGCACGTTAGGGTGCTCGGGCTCCCGCTCACGCCTGTGATTTTGCAAGCGCCCGCCCCGGAAGAAGGGAGGTACGCCTGGTCCGTGGCCTGTAGACACAGTGCGCCGAGGGCGGCGAGCGCGAAGAGTTTGAGAGTCATTGTCCCTGGAAAACCGTGTTGGCCGCCGTGAGCGTGCCGGGGGTGTGCGAGTAAGTCGGATGGGCCGCCGCCGATCCGCTCTGTATTTTGGCGGATAAGCACATCCCATAATTGACGCCGGTCGCGAAGTCGATACAGTCAGGGGCAGAGAACGCCGAATCGATCGAGACAGCATTGCCGGTGCCGTTGTCGTATGCGATGCCGGCGAGAATCGCCTGATAACCCGAGCCGGGAGTGACGGCGCCGGGCTGGACGGTACCGGAGGACGCTTGCGCCTCCGTTCCGCGCGTCTCGAAGGGAGACGAGGTGTTCATTAGGCTGATGCCGTAAATGCAGGCCGCCACCTGCTGGCCTCCGCCGACGCTGATCGAAAAGGTCTGGCCGGCACCGACCGAGGCGTTCTGCGCCCAGGTCCAACTGATCCCCGGGCTGGTCTGGGTCGCTGGCCCTGTCATGTTGGAGGCATACTTGGAATCGTTGCTGCCCCTGGAGTCGGTCAGTGTGAGAGTCCCGCCGCCGTTCACGGACGCGATCGCGGCGACTATCAGATCGGCGCCGCTCATATCGACGGCTGCGCTCGGACTGGAGGCCTGCGCGAAACAGACCTTGCGCGTGCCGATGGCAGGGCCGGCCGGCGCCGCAACTCCGCCGGGCCCGGGAAATGGCAGCGACTGAGCGAGGAGCGAAATTGGCACGAGGAAGAGGGCGAGTCTCACCGCGATACTCTCCAGTTGAGCGTGATCGCTCCCGGCGTGATGGAGCTCGTTGTGTTATTGCAGACCTTGAAGTTGACGTTGTTGGCGGTCGGGTAAGCGAAGATCGTCAACATGCCGGCGGTCGACGGCACATACCCCGTGACGGCAGTGGGATCGCCGTTGAAGGACGCGGCGACCACGTCCGTCGAGGCCACGCCGGTGGCTGAAACGGTGACTACGGTGGCGCATGCGGCCGAGGATATCGCGGCGGTGCCGAGCGCGGCCGTCCCGGACCAGACGCGCACCATCTCATAAGTCGCGCCGTTCTCGTTGACGCACACTTCGGTGAGGAGTGTCGAATCGAAACCGCAGGAGACGAAGCCCGAAGCGGGCGTGGAGGGGGGGCTGCCCACTCCGCCGGTAACGCCCCATGGACCGCTCCCTGTGACGCTCAGCATCTTCTTCCAGGAGTTCGTGGCGTAGCACCACCACTCATCTCCGTTGGTCGAGTCGATGTAGGTGTGAACCGTCGACGTCGTCGGCGCCGTACAGTTGGCGCTCGGCGCGCCCGCCGCGATGGCGTCCACCACATAGCTGCCGCCGCCGCCCGTGCCGGATCCCACGCAATCCATGAGCCCCGTCCGCGGATTTCGCACGAGATTGCCGCAAGTGGGCGTTTGCCCGAGGGCAAGCGGGGCGAACGCGGCAAGGAGAAGGAGGTACTTCATGGCGGGCCTCTTTTACTGCTTGACTCGAATCCAGCAGTAGATGACGGAGGCAGTCGAGGCCTTCACCTGGAAGCCGTTGAACTGCAATCCACCGTCGGGCAGCGGGATCAGTTGGATGTCGTTGGCCTTCACCGTGACGCCGGGCAGAAAGACTTTGCCGGCGGCATCCTGCGCGGTAACCGTGACGTCGGAGCCGCTGTTATTGGCAAATGCCAGGTAGTCGATGATCGCGGGGGGTCCGGTGAGAATCGGGTTGAAGGCGGTCGTGAGAACGAATGGGGGAATAAAAAGTGGGGTCATGGGGCGACCCTCCTTGCTGGTGAGTTTGTTTGGGCTAACCCGAACTGCCGATTGGCCGAAAGAAGACGGTGCGGTAGGATTCAGACGAGCCGGCGCGGTGTTAGAGCACTGCGCCGGCCCTAAACCACTCGATCCGATAGGAGATCCAATGGCCTCTCTGAATCTTACCGTTGCGGCGGAGCCTTCCGCCAAACTGGACGACGCGACGAAAGCGATCGGCCGCTTCCGAAACTATCTGTTTGCCCGCAAGGGCCTGAGTCCGAACTCTGTCGAACTGCACGTTGGCACGATCCGCCGCATGGTTGCCAAGCTCGGGGCGTTCCCGTCGCACGAAGATCTCGACGGTTACGTGTGCGATGTCCGAACCGCGGGCTCGCATTCACTGGTCTGCAACACCATGCTCGCGATCGAGCGGTACCAGGAGTTCCGCGGCGAGCCGATTCACTACGGCCGGCCGCGCAAGCCGCAACTCATTCCCGAGGAAGTGCTCACCGAGGCGGAGATCGCGATCCTGCTCTCGACGCTAAATACCTTGCGAAAGCGCGCGATTGTTGGACTGCTTGCGTTCACTGGCATCCGCAATGCCGAAGTCTGCTCGCTTCGGATCCAGGATGTCGACCTGGCCGGGGGCCTGGTGCTCGTGCGCCGGGGGAAAGGCGATCAGGCCTACGCGGCCTCGATTCCGAGCCCGTGTATCCGGCTGCTGACCGATTACCTCAAGGAGCGTGCCGGCAAGCCCGACGACTGGCTGTTCCTCACGCGCAGAAAGCGGCAGATGCAGCCGCAAGATCTCCGGAAGATCGTTCGCGTCGCCGCGCGCCAGGTGCTCGATCGCCGCGTCCACCCGCATTTGTTCCGGCACTCGCTCGCGATGGCGTTAGCCAACCGCGGGGCGCATCCCATCTCGATCCAGAAGCAGCTCGGACACCGGAATCTGGCGACGACGGTGAATCACTACCTGCGGGGGAACTTCGTCCGCGCCCGGGCGGAGTACCTGCTCAACGCGCCGTCGTTTCTGTGATCGCGCGCAAGGTACCGTTTGCATAAAAATACGTTGCCTACGGTTTCTGCCAAGCCGAACCGTTCCAGACGCAAACCGAGTAAGCCGTTCCGGTTCCAACGGTGCAATCCGTAACAGTCAGTGCATCCTTGAATCCGACCAACTGTCCTGTCGATGGCTGCAACGGAAGCGCCGCGATAAACCCGGTCGGGATCACCACATTGCCATCTTCTACCGACCTGAACGATGGAGCCTGTATGACGTTCATCGCAGACAGGAACGCATTGGCAATATGCAAGTGCCCTAAATCGTTGGGATGGCCTAACGGAGATACGGTCACATAATCATTCGGATTGTTCATTGCAGCTCCAGCATCCACTAAAACCACGTTAAGTCCATCCGAAGCCAGGGCTCGCACTACGCCTCTCGTAATTGCGGTAAAGGAAGACGTGAGCGATTGCGATGTGGAAGCAAAAAGCGGAGTGCTGGAAACGAATACCGTCGCTCCGTTTGGCGGGTGCGTTGGCTGATTTCCTGCTGACCCAGCGAACCAATCCAAGATGACGGCGCTACTCCCGCTAACGGTTACCACGACGGCGTGAGGGCCATCCGCTAACCCTGCGATGCGGACCCCGTAAGGACCGAACGTTTGCCCATAAGTAGGATTGCCATGCAGGGTATAACTTCCTTGAGAAATTCCGTCCACGGATACGGTGATCGCCCCACTTCCGCTGCTTACCGTCTCCGCATTTACATACACCGAACGCCCGTACAAGGTAACAGTGGCGGTGTCTCCGCTCGTAGACGAGGTTTTCCCGCCCACCGAATAGTTACTGGCGCTCGACCAAGTTCCCGAAAATGTAACCAAAGATGAATTTGCCTGTATGACGTTCGTCGCTGGGATAGCCAGCCATTCAATTGCCGTGAGTAACCCAGGGCCAAACCAAGCCTGCGCTGAAGACCCTATGCTGGCCGCTTCATTAATCCCCGGTAGCAACGTAGAGAGAGATGATGGCGTAATTGTGGTGGCGTAAATGGTCGTGAGGTACTGCGGGAGATATTGGCCCGATTGCCCTTGGTTGTTGACTGTAAGTCCAGCTCCCGATCCGATTCGGCTTACGTAATTTGTAGTGGTGCTCGTTGCTCCCACCCCAGCCGTAAAGGAATCTCCAAAACTATTCAAGTTGGTTCCGTACCACTGTTGAGAGGTTATTGAATGGACTGTGCCATCAGTCGTGATTGGCGATGCAGGAGTGCCTGTTGGTGTGGTAGATGTGATACTGGCAATTGGCTGCACGCTATCCGCCATCGAAACTCCATACAGTCCCTGCATGTATGCGCGAATTGCTTGGCGGCTCGCCTCCCCGCACCCTAAATTGCAGATGACCACATCTGCCACGTCACCAGTAAAATGGTACAGAGTTCCATCGTATGAGAATAAATGCGAATATGTAACCGCGTTTGCGGTTCCAACTCCTCCGCCTACCACGCCATTGCGGGAGTACCCTGCTTGACCAGAAGAGGGGCCGTTGTGAAATTCCACCAACTGCCAAGTTGTGTCTATTACGACCTTGGAAAGTCCGCCCATGTAAATTACGTTCTGGCCACCGCTCGCTTCGTGCAGTAAAGAGTTGGACCCTCCATCTGAAACATACGTCTGAAGTGTGCTGGGAGACGTTGGTTTATACATCAAAAATACGCTGAACTGAGCCGAAGCAGCCAAGGCCCAATTGAAATCCTGTGTTCCCCCAAACCTCACGATTTGATGGCCGTTAAGTTGATTTGCAACCGCCGTGGGCTGCTTCGCCCCGGTAGCCTGGGTGGCGTTGTAGCCGCCTGTCCCCAGGT